GAAAAGACTATGAGTATACTCGTGCTAATCTTTACTCTTTAATAGAGAAAGGTCAAGAAGCAATCAATGGCATTATGGAACTTGCCGGAGAAGGTGGAAGTCCTAGAGCTTATGAAGTTGCTGGACAACTTATCAAAAGTGTTGGTGATGTAACAGATAAACTTATTGATCTGCAAAAGAAATTAAAGGATGTAGAAGAAGATACTATAAAAACAACCAATAATGTTACCAATAACGCGGTATTTGTTGGTTCAACATCAGAACTTTCAAAATTACTCAAACAAGGTTTTCTAAATAATAAGGAGTAAGCTAATATTTTAATGAGTTGGTCTGACAAATATAAAAGATCAATTGATTGTGATAACCCACAAGGATTCTCACAAAAGGCTCATTGTGCTGCTCGCAAAAAAAGACAAAAAGGTGAGAAAACAAAGTCCAGATCTCCATTCAATGAAATGCACGAAGTAAAGTCCCATAAAACAGTTGAACAGATTGCAAAGAAGCATCGTCTTGAAGTTTCTTTTATAAAGCACCAACTTAAAATGGGAATTACAATTGAGCACGAACATACAAAAGATAAAGATCTTGCTACTGATATTGCTCTACAACATCTTGATGAGATTCCAGATTATTATACTCGTTTGAAAAAAATGGAATCTGATGCTAAAAAGCATCATAAAAAATTTAAGGATGTAAAGGAAGAAACTGCATCTGGTGATGAAGGACTTCGTGATTGGTTTGGAAAATCTAAATCATCCGATGGAAAAGCAGGATGGGTTCAATTAGGTGGTAAATGGGCAGGTAAGCCTTGTGCTCGTCATCCAGGTCAAACTTCTACGCCAAAATGTGGAAGTTCTAAAATGGCAGCAAATTTATCCGACGAGGAAGAAGAAAGAGCAAGAAGAAGAAAAAATAGACAAGACCCAAATCAACCAGAAAAAACTGGTGGTGCTAAACCAACAAATGTAAGAACAGAAGAAATGGATTTACAAGAAGTCAAAGACAAACCGGGTAAAGGCAGTGGAAAAAAAGATGCCTGTTACAATAAAGTAAAATCAAGATATAGTGTTTGGCCAAGTGCTTATGCATCAGGAGCACTTGTAAAATGTCGTAAGGTTGGTGCTGCTAATTGGGGCACAAAATCAGAAGATTGTTGGGATGGTTATAAGCAAGAAGGTATGAAAAAGAAAGGTAATAAAATAGTCCCAAATTGTGTGCCAGTAAAGGAGGAACAAACAATGATTAGATACTGTCCTAAGTGTAACAAAGATGAGACTCGTAATGAGTGCAAATATGGACCAAAATATTGGGATATGTTTTCGATTCCACCAGCATTAACTACCAATCAATTAAAATATAATATTGCCACAGTTCATCCTGGTAATTTTCCAGAATCATATGATCATGAGTATTCAATGGCTCGCTCAGAACTTTCAACTATTGTTTCTGCAGCAAAAAGACTTCGTAAAAAAATGAAAGGTGAGGGAAATATTGAAGCATGGGTTCAATCAAAAATTACAAAAGCAGCAGATTATCTTGATGCTGCAGCCGATTACGTCGATAGTGGTGAAATGAAAGAATCCAGTGAATTGAATGAAAACCCTATAATTGGTATGGGTATTCGTGCTGGTCTTGCTGCTGGTACTGCACTTGCTGGAAAAATGGTCCATGACAAAGCAAAAGAAACGGCAGAAAAAATTAAACAGAGAAATGATAAGCAACAACAGCAGATTAATCAAGTTTTAGGAGTTAAAGAATCAAAAACCTTCAGTCAGTTTATGGAAGACTGGCAAAAAGTCAATCGTCAAGATAAGACCGATGGATTAAGTCAGAAAGCGGTAGATGCTTATCGCCGTGAGAATCCAGGTTCAAAACTTCAAACGGCAGTAACTGAAAAGAATCCAACAGGTAAAAGGGCAGGTCGTCGTAAAAATTTTTGTAGTCGTATGTCTGGGATGAAGGATAAACTCACTTCTGCAAAAACTGCAAGAGACCCAGATTCAAGAATTAACAAAGCACTTCGTCGTTGGAACTGTAACTAAAATGAAATCTTTTCAACAGTTTATTTCAGAAAGCGTCAATATTGCTGGAGATTTCAACGGAAATCTCTATATGAATGCATCGCAACCAGAAACTACTAAAGAGTCCTTTCTTGCTGACGTAGTTTGGGAAGGAAAGATGTATCGTTTAGAAGTAGAAGGCAAGATGCTTTCTAAAAATGAACTGGCAGAACAAATTCAGGGAGAATATCCTGGAGCGATTGTTCATAACATTTATCCTGGTCAGGTAAATACTTCAAGAATTAAAAACGCACAAAGATATCAACCAGAAAGATTGTCTTGGGGTCAGTGATTTATGGCACAATTTAATAAAAGTACTCAAGATTTTTTAAATCAAGAGAGAACTCTTTTTGAAGTTAATATGATCGCCAATAAAAATGGCGAAGTTGTTACACTTGAAAATCCATTTCCAGTTACTGGAACTGTTGGAATTTCAACTTCATCAACAGTATCAGTTACTTTACCTTCGTCATCAACTGATGCATTTGGTAGACAAAGAATGTCTGCCCCACTTACACTTTTTGATTCATCTCACAGATACAAGGACAATAATCTTTGGAGTGGTTTAGTTGTAGGAACTGGTTCAACAGTTGGATTTGTAACAGCACAAGGTTTGATTAATATGACTGTTGGTGTTGGGAGCACCGCATCAATCATCAGAGAAACCACAAAAGTATTCTCTTATCAACCAGGAAAATCATTACAGGTATTGAATACATTTGTAATGAACCCAGCAAAAGCAAATCTTCGTCAAAGAGTAGGATACTTTGGTGCAGATAATGGAATGTATCTAGAACTTGATGGAAGTAATTTATATTTTGTGGAAAGAACTTATGTTTCAGGAATTGCAACAGAAACAAGAGTAGCACAAGCAAATTGGAATATTGATACAATGCTTGGTGCTGGACATCTCAATCCATCTGGTGTCACATTAGATATCAGCAAAGCACAGATTTTGTGGATGGATATTGAATGGTTGGGACTTGGGACGGTAAGACTAGGATTTGTAGTTGATGGTAAGTTTATTCACTGCCACTCATTCCATCACGCAAATCTTATCAATACAACTTATATCACAACAGCATCATTACCTTTGAGATATGAGATTGCAAATACTGGAATTACAACGAGTGCGAGCACATTAAAACAAGTTTGTTCCACTGTAATTTCTGAAGGTGGTTATGAACTTCGAGGATTGCAACAAGCAGTTGGAACACCAGTTCAAACACCAGTTGATTTAACAACGGCAGGAACATATTATACAGTCGTATCAATTCGTCTTAAAGCAACACCAAATAGATTAGATGCAATTGTAATTATGACTGCACTTTCTATTCTAGGCATTACAAATAATGCAACTTATAACTGGCAAGTAAGAGCATCTGGAACATCTAGTGGTGCAACTTGGACTGATGCTGGTGTTGATAGTGCTGTTGAATATAAGATTGGTGGGGGAACTTATACTGGTGGAAGAATACTAGCATCTGGATATACATATGGTTCTAATCAAGGTTCAACATCAGTAGATATTCTTAAAGAGGCACTATTTAAGTTCCAGTTAGAAAGAGATGGATTAACTGGAACACCTTATGAACTTTCTATTGTATGTGCTTCTAATGCTAATGGTGCAGATATTCATGCATCAATGGACTGGGAAGAAATTAGTAGGTAATTATTATGAGTGAAGTTTATCTTGGTAATCCCAATCTAAAAAAAGCAAATACCGCAATTGAATTTACAGAAGAACAAATTATTGAGTTCTTAAAGTGTAAAGAAGATCCCGTTTATTTCGCAAAGAATTATATTAAAATCGTTTCTCTGGATCACGGTCTTGTTCCTTTTGAGATGTATCCATTTCAAGAGAAACTTGTAAGAAACTTCCACGAAAACAGATTTAATATTTGTAAGATGCCCCGTCAGACGGGTAAATCTACTACTTGTGTTTCATATTTGTTACATTATGCCGTATTCAACGATAATGTCAATATAGCTATTCTGGCAAACAAAGCATCCACTGCGAGAGACCTACTTGGAAGATTACAACTTGCTTATGAAAATTTGCCTAAGTGGATGCAACAGGGTATTATATCCTGGAATAAAGGTAGTTTAGAATTAGAAAATGGCTCCAAAATTTCATCTAACTCTACTTCGTCATCTGCTGTCCGAGGCGGATCCTATAATGTCATCTTTCTTGACGAGTTCGCTTTCATCCCGAATCACATTGCTGATGACTTCTTTGCCTCTGTTTATCCTACTATTTCTTCTGGACAGAGCACGAAGGTAATTATCGTATCTACGCCACGCGGTATGAACCACTTCTACCGCATGTGGCATGACTCTGAGCGAGGCAAGAACGAATATGTGCCCACAGATGTCCATTGGTCTGAAGTACCTGGTAGAGACCAAGTATGGAAGGAGCAGACGATTGCAAACACAAGTGAACAGCAGTTTAAGGTTGAGTTTGAATGCGAATTTTTAGGATCTGTTAATACTCTTATCAATGCATCAAAACTTCGCAATCTTGCTTACGATGATCCAATAAAAAGAAATGCTGGTCTAGATGTCTATGAACATCCAAAAGAAGAAAATAATTATCTAATTACAGTTGACGTTGCTCGTGGATTAGGAAATGATTATTCGGCATTTATAGTTTTTGATATCACGAACTTTCCATATAAAGTAGTAGCAAAATATCGAAATAATGAAATTAAACCAATGCTTTTCCCAAGCATCATTCATGAAGTCGCAAAAGGATACAATGACGCTTGGTTATTGGTAGAAGTTAATGATATTGGAGATCAAGTAGCGAATATTCTCCATTTTGATTTAGAATAT